TCTTCGCTTATGCCGTACATATCCGCAAAAACAGCTATATACTCATCCATAAGTCACCTCATCAAATCTTGTGACGCATTTCGACAATTCTAATCTGCTTAGGGTCATATACAGGTGTCCAGTTTGTTGCATTAGCAAGTTCCGTACGCGTAGGACCTTCCGTATTTGCGACATCGGCGTCCGTAAACTTAACACCGCGTGGGTGAAGAATATACGTCTTACGATTGATAAGATAGTCAACACCACTGCCCTTTTTCTTATCTCTGTCTGTTTCGGTTGCAACAAACTTTTCCGGTGTACCGTTACCGAGTGCAATCGCACCGTTGCCGAAAAGATATGTTGAAAATACTTGACTCGAACCAGAACCTGTTACGGGACAGCCGTCATCAATAATAACTCGCTTACCCATATATGTACTGAACGGATTTGCACCGGACGGCTGAATTACGTCAATAAGGTCTTGCTTTCTGAGTGCCGCCTCAACCGCACTGTGCATAACAACAGCGGTAAGTTCCGCTTTGTTGTCGCCTAAAAGCTGTTGTGCGTCAATAAAAGCACTTCCGCTCCATTTTGCACTGTTACCGCTTGCGCTTGAAATATCAAGAATGTTTGACGCAAGTCTTGTTTCAGCCTCTTTAGGCGAACCGTCGGATACTGCCGGAATTGTGCCGAAGATACCTTTAAGCACAGCGATAAGTTCCTTTTGTAAATCTCTCACCCAAAAGTCAGATACAAGACTTGCAATCGCCGCCATAGGGTCAGCACCCGACATTGCGGCCGAAAGGTCTGTCGCACTCCACATTTTTGCACGTCTTAAAATTACCGCAACGTCTTTCTTACTGCTGATTTTGTCGGCAGTAAGGTCGTCACCCTCGATAACCGTTTCCGATTCACCTGTTAGGTCAGAGAAAAACGGCATATTTACAAGCGGACTTGCCTGTGACGCAAGCTTGTCAAACTCTGCGTCGTTTTGAACTATACCGCTCTGCACAAGTGCCGATTTTTCAAGTGTTTTTTGAATAACGTACGGATTAAACAGTTCCGGTACGATAATATCTGATAATGTTGTTCCCATATTAAATTCCTCCTGTCGTTCCTGCCTCTTGCATTAATACTTTTGCTCTTGCAGGGTCGTTTTTATAAATTTCACCTTGTTTGGTAAGATTAAATGTTTCCTTTGCCCAAGGATTTACGTCTGAACCTCCACCGCCGCTTTTTGGTGTGTATGCTCCGCCTTTTTCGGCAAAAAGGTGTGAGTACGTCTTATCCTCTCTGAGCGGTTTAAGAATATCGTCTACACCGACAGGCTTTCCGTCTTTGTCGAATGTAAACTTATCAATTCCGCCTTGCTTGTAAATAAGATAGTCGGCATCGGTTACACCGGCTTTTGAAAGCTGTTCCTTTAATGCGTATGTCTTTGCGGTGTTCAACGCATCTGTTTTAAGCGTTTCAATCTCGCTTTCATACCCTTTGATTTTGTTCTGCAATTCCGCGTTGTCGGCATTTGATTGTTTAAGGTCCTCAATGGTTTTGTTCGCCGTTTTAAGCTCCGTAACTTTGTCATTGAAAACATTTTTCGGTACTGCATACTTCGGAAATTCAGAGTTTACAGTCGACATCACTCCGTCAATATCCAATTTGCCGTCCTCAATCTTTGCCTTTTCCAATATTGCCTTTAACCATTCCATTCTTATTTCTCCTCCATAATTAATTTTTTATTCAGGTGCGTTCCTGTAAAAAGCATTGTTCTTTATTCTCTGCAACACTTGAAAAAAGAGTATAAAAAAAGCACCGTTTCATAGGTGCTAAGGCGGTAAACCTCGTATATTCACTTGTTCCACTCTCCTTTTTCGTATCAAAAAAGCACGCCCTAAGACGTGCTTAATGTATATTTAATTTATATACCGGGAATTGTTTCTTTAATGCTTTTAGCTAAATTTGCCGCTTTTTTCATCAAAGAATTTTCGCTAAGATATTCAAGTCCTTTTAATGTTATTCGGACATCATCGAATTTGATTCCCTGTATTCCTATCATATCAACTATGATTACTCCGGTTATATATTCTTCTTTGGCAAGCATTCTGATAATATTCTCAAATCGATTTTCTGTTATCTTGAAATTTTCTGCCTTTAGCAAAGACCTATCAACTTCATCACAATCCATTGCACTTTCAAGGACTTTAAGTATTTTATAAATAACTTTAAAATTATCCATTGCCTATACTCCCTTTGTTGTAATAAAAACATACTCATTAGTGTTTTTTGCTTTAATCAAACATACTATATTCTTTTCGTAACTTCTCGTAATACTTTTTTACTTCTTCAGGTGCATCTTCTCGTAAGTGGCATTCTCCGTCGGGATACTCTTCCCATTTGTCCAACTCTTTACTCATCTTCAAATCATATTCTGTTATAAGCCTCATCATTTTACACACCTCTTTACCAATTCCAATAACCGCTTATCTTTTACAATTCCCTTTTTCTCTTGTAACAGCACTTCCGCAATTAATTCATTTAATTGTCTGTTGCCCTCTCTTTTCAATCCATCTTTTGCATTTCGACTAACAGTATTTGACACATAAGAATAATCAAGTCTTTGTTGTTCCTTTACGTATTTCCGCAACTCTGATTCTATGTTCATTTTATTACTTTCTCCACCGTTTGTCAACACAAAATCCCAATGTTTCTTATGGAACATTTCATGCCACAATACATCAAGCTTGTTCTCCGCGACAAAATACCCGTCTTTTAGCATTTCATTCAAAAAGCTTTCATCTGTCAATTTCTCATTGATATATAAGCGATTGTTTTTGTGACTGTATGCGGCTATACCTTTTATTGATTTTGCTATTACGATTTCTGAAACATCACCCAATAAATCGATACTATTCTTAGTATCTATTACAAACTTTATTGTATTCTGTGCGTTCTTCGAGTTTGTTTGCGTATAAATACCGTTATGATTTTTTACAGGATTGCATTTACATCTAACACCATCTTCATCAAATACTTTCGACAAAGACATAGTATCAGTATCTTCAACATTTTCAAGTGTTTCCTCTTCTTCCACAAAATATCCCGTTATTGTACCACGACAACGGGTATGAAACGGCGGTGCGGTTATGCCTTGCTGATATTCGGACAGTTTAAAATGCTTTCCGTGCATACTTGCACACTCATCGCAAATATCACTGTCCATATTCTCGTCAATCTCGTATTCGTCACACCCTGCGTCCATTATCGAACGCAATCTTGCGTCAACCATAATATGCGTATATTCCGTCTGATACAGTGCGGCGGAACGGCTTTTTGAAACATTCATTCTTGCAGAAATATTTTTAATCATTTTATCGGGACTGTCGCCCCTCGTTATGCCATGTACAAGATTTGTATTAAGTTCTCTCAAAAGTTTCTGCTTATCATTCCATATTCGGTCAGAGAAGTTACTTCCGTCAAGCCACTTTTCATATATCGCATTCTTTACCGTGTCACGGTCGAACTTTGCAAAATTAACAGCATAATCAACCGAATCGGCAATATGTTTATTTGTTGTATAATATGTATCACTGTATGCCTTTTTAAGTGATGTTGAAAATTTATCCTCTTGCTTTTGTTTCAAGAGTTCGACTTCTCCACGCATTTGATATTTGAGTGCCTCCAAACGGCTTACCCTTGAACGCATATACTCATTATCAAGCATTGTCGTCCACTTGCCGTCTGCGTTATCAAGTGCCTTTTCGCGAAATTCTTCAAGCGACAGCTTAAACCCTTTAAGTTCGTCACGACTTAGCTGTTTTCGTGCCTCTGCCATACTGATACCGTTTTCACCCGCATACCTTGCGTAAAACGTTTCAATCTCTTTTTTTATGCCGTTTAAGGACCTTTCATACTCTTTTATGAGTTCGCGTTCTATATCATCGGCTTTCTGTGCGTGGATTTTTAAAAGCTCACTGTTCCTCTTCTTCCAATACTCGTTCATTATGTCCACCCATTATATCGTCACTGTCGTCCTTTTCTTCCGCAATTCTCTCCATTTCCTTATCTGCGTCCTCGACAAACGGATGACGTTCGATAATCGTGCGTTGAGATATAACACCAACGCTTTTTTGTGCTATATCCGCAAGTTCGGTGTCGTTTGAAACACTTGTCCTTGTCCACGTCTGTGTGACATTTTCACAAGCGATACCGCTGTAATCGCATATCGCTTTGATGAGTTCTTCAAACCCACTCCTAAACTCCATTTCTGCCATACCGGCTTTGAGTTCAAGCAGTGAATACAAATATTTCAATGCCGTACCCGATGAATTACCGAAGTTCTGTGGGTCCGGGTCAATACCTTTACCCTGTTCAAAAATACTCTTGCGTGTCATTTGGAACATTTTCTCTCTTGCCTCAACCGGAATATCAATCGTCAAAGTCGAAAGTCCTCCGCTTGCTCCGTCCTCCGAATCAAGCTTAATAGTCTTGTACTTCTTGAGCTGTGTCAAAAACTCCGAAAGGCTCTCGCCCTCATATCCGCTGAGTACGAATATAATCTCCTGTATATCTTCAAGGTCGTTTATAAAACCGCTGTATGTCTTGTCATATGTATCAATAAGTCCTTTTATCGGTGTAAGGTCATCACGATGAAAGCCGTTATTGAAAAACGAAATAAACGGTACACGTCCGAAGTTATGACTGTACACGTTACATACAGTTCCGTTTGTTTCAACGTCGTACACGTTGAACATATTATACATTTCAAGCCGTTCAAGACCGTCGCCAATCTTCTTACGGAATACACTGCATTCCTTATCAGTCCAATACTCATAAACATGATAAGTGTCACCGTTATCGTCAAGCTCTTGATATGTTCTGAAACACGCCGTAAGTTCGTGTTCCAAAGTATCGCTCCATATCGGTATAACTTGCTTGCTGTCTATAACGTCGTACTTAAATCCGTCATTATCCCAGTAGTGAATCCAACCCACACCCGCATTTGACGCATTTATTGCAAGTCTTGAACATATTTTCGCGTATCGACTGCCGAGTATATTGCTTATTTTCTCATTCGCCGATTTATTCCCGACATCAAATAACGGCGGTGACGTAAACATATATGCGGACTTTTGGTCTACAAGCAAGCCGTGAAAGTTGGACGGTATTCTGTTATCGGCATTTCTCAAAGGCTTTTCGTCCTCACTATGCTTTATGTGCAAAATATCGTTGTCGTTTAAGTAATACCTTTCCGCCGTCTGCACTCTCGATATAAAATTCTCGTGTCCGGGTATATATTTTTTTATCAGCTTTTTCACTGTTTCCAAATCCATTTTTATCACCTACTTTAAAATTGACAGTCCGCCCTTTTTCCTGTTCATCATTTCCGCAATACCCGTTGTTGCGTCGGGTGCGTCGTCGTGTTTGTTCCTGCCCTCACGCTGATATGTTGTCATCGCCTTATAGTATTCGGGAAAACGTATATGCCAGTCGCAAGGAAAATATATATGCTCCATTACCCAAGTGCTGTTGGATAATATTCGTGCCTCTTTGTTATTGCTTTGGTGAAACCATTTCACCGTTGTAAAATTACTGCCGTACTTTTCGGCAAGGATTTCACGCACACGTCTTGCGAACGAACGTCCGCCGTTATTGCTTTCAATCTTTGCAAGGTTGACGTTGTTCTCGTATAATCTGCGTGCCGTTTCACCCTCTGTAATCTCCATAGGCTCGTCGGTATAATACACGTCTATGACGTATACTTCTTTGCCGTATATGCCGTATATTATGTTGCAGAGATAGTCCGCACCTGTATCGGCGGTATCGCAATATGATTGTATTTGCGTAATCGGCGGTAAACTGTCGTATGTTTTAAGCGTTGTGTAGAGTTTGCCTTGCAAATCAATCGGCTCTTGCTGATAGTTCGCACTTGCTATATCCGCACCCATTGCCTTAATCTTTAAGTCGTAACTGCTCCGTGAAAGTATTTCGTCACAAAGCATATTGCCGTCATCACAAACGGCTTTCATCGTGATTACTCTGTGCGATATGTTGTTGTCGCTGAAATACTCAATCGCACGTCCCGCAAGGTCGCCCGATGCCCATCGTGTCATTATGATGATTATCTTGCCTTTTTCTTCAAGTCGTGAAAGCATTGTGTTCGTAAACCATTCCCAATGCTTTTCTTTGACTGTTTCGTTGTATGCCTCCTCAGCATTTTTGATAAGGTCGTCGATTATAAGTAAACTTGCTCCGAAACCTGTCGCAGTACCGGACGGCGATGTGGCAAGATAGTTGTTGTAACCGCCCTCAAGGCTCCATAAGTTCATCGCTCCGTCGCCTTGCTTTATTTTCACATTCGGAAATATGTCACTGTAAATAATCTTATCCTTATCCGCTTTTTCCTCTTGAATAGCATTACGCACCGCTTTTGAAAATGTGGTTGATAACGTTTCATTGTATGAACCGGTCATTATCTTTTCACTTTGATTTCTGCCGAGTACCCATTCGACAAACATTGACGCAGTACGGCTCTTGCCGTGACGCGGCGGTAAATTGATAATCAATGCGTTTTCGTCACTTTCGTAAAACGATTGCATTTCATTGCATAATCGTACAAGAAATTCTCGCTCCGGCTTGTAGAATGACGGTGCGGTTAAGTGGCAAAAATAAAAGAACTCGCGTCGTGCAAGTTCTTTCTTCGCCTCAAGCATTATTAAGTTTTTATCCATCACCTATCAACTTCCTTAATTCGTCAGTCGTAAGATTTGCCATAGGATTGTTTATGTCCATTGTGCCACTGTGCGTTATTTCCTGTTTCGGTGAAAATTCATCTTTGCATTTGCGTTCAAGATACCATAACGACAAATTAATATCACCTTTTTTTATCCCGTGTGCAACGTTTAATTTCGACTTCATTTTGATATTGTCTTTTAGTAGCTCTTTTCGCTCCGAAAACTCCTTGTGTTTCTTGCAGTAATCGTATAACGTGCTTACCGCTATATCCGCATAAATACAAGCCTCTCGGTCACTTAACCCCATTAAAAATCCCTCTTCGAGTTTTTGGACTGTCTCTTTCGTAATCTTTCTCGGTCTTGCCATGAATTTCACCTCCTGTTTTTGGGTATAGAAAAAGCTCATTCTATCGAATAGAACGAGCTTTCTTTGCTTTGATCATTTTTTTACTTTCCTGTATCTTTTTTCTCTTTCCAATATTTCCAATCTTAATCTGTATCGCTTATCTTTATAGATTCCAATGTTCATAAATATTCCTCTTACTAGTAGTAATACTAATAATCCTACACAAGCTATACCTACCACAAATAATTTTAGTGCACTAAGATTTGATGGATCAATACCAAATTTCTCATCGATTACCTGTGGAAGAACTAATAAAGCCGCAAAATATGCTAATGCAATATTATAATAAATAATATCGTTACCATGCTTTGTTTCTTCAAGTTGTTCTCTTAAGTTAAATTCCTCAGCATCTAATTGTATGTTATCATAATACCTGTATTTAATTTCATACTGTTGTCTAAACTCCGTATACTTTTCTGTATTCCAATCCATTTCCATTATCCTCCGTAAAATTGTATTTGTGTATATAATTCGACAATATCACACAAAATTCCTTTTTTAGAAGAATAATTTTTTAATATCTCCACTCCCACCAATCACACGAGATATTCACCCATCATCTCACGATGATACACTACCTTTTTACGAAAATAACGAGCGGTAAGATATAGAACACAAAATATTGCACTGTATATATGTTTTGCATTATTTTTTGTTTGCTCATTCTTTTCGCATTATAAATTGTATCACACTTTTTTCGGCAAATTCGGCATTTTTAAAAATTTATTATGTTTTCTTCGTGGATAACTCTCATCGTAATGCCCTATCTTAAATGCAATCCACTGCCATGACGGCATTACGGTGCCGTCTATGTACCTGTATCGGAATATGCGACGTGTTTCACTGTCTAATATACCGGCAACAAACAATTCAATCTTGTTTTTTTGCCGCTCCAATCGTTGACGTAGTACAATATCAGATATATGTGTTGGCTCAACACCCGACACAGAAATACAGTGCTTGACATACGGGAACTCGCTGTCAGAGCCTGTAACAGTACCATGTACTGTATTACTGTTTATCCTGTCGTTTACCTCGTTCAATTCTGCAACAATACTGCGATACTGTTTTAGCACTTCCTTTGTCAAATTAATTCCCCCTTATACACCGTATTTTTCTTTCAAGCTTTCAAGCAATTCGTCCTGTACTTCACGTTTACCTTGCAGACTGTCGAGAACACGTTTATCGACTGTTCCGTCGGTCACAAGGTGATGGATTATCACAGAATTTTTCTGTCCCTGTCTATACAATCTTGCATTTGCCTGCTGATACAGTTCCAAGCTCCACGTCAGACCGAACCAAACTATTATATTACCGCCTGTTTGAAGATTGAGTCCATGTCCCGCACCTGCGGGGTGAGCCAGTAAAAGCGGTATTTTTCCGTCATTCCAATCCCTTATATCATCAGCACTTTCAAGCTTTTTTGCACCCTTGAACTTTCTAAGTATTCTCTCGCAGTCGTGGCGATAGCTGTAAAAGCACAAAATCGGCTGACCTTGTGAGGTATCGACTATTTCCGCCAACGCCTCAAGTTTTTTATCGCTCGTCACCTTATAACTTCCGTCGTCCAAATACATTGCACCGTTTGAAAACTGCAAAAGTTTATTTGTAAGTGCGGCGGCAGTAGCGGCGGTAACTTGTCCGTTTATGAACTCCAAATACTGTTCTTTTTCAAATTCTTCATACAGTTTCAGTTCCTTATCCGACAGCTTTATGTGCTGAACGGTATCAATCCTTTCGGGCATTTCAAGCCAATCTTCTGCCGACATACTGACGCATATATCCGAAATTTTATCATATATCGCCTTTTCGGATTCCTCTTTCGGCTTGTAACTGAAAATTGTGGTTTGATTACGTTTATCGGGAAGAAAATATCTTTCTCGATAGCCGCTTACCGTTCTGCCAAGTCTTTCGCCGCCGTCAAGCAAATATATCTGACTCCATAAATCAATAAGTCCGTTCGGCGCAGGTGTGCCTGTAAGTCCGACTACTCTTTTAGACAGTGTTATGTATTTTTTCAGCGCCTTAAATCTCTGCGACTTTGAACTTTTAAAACTCGACAGTTCATCAATAACCACCATATCAAAATTCCACGCATTGCCTATGCTCGACAATTCGTTTGTGAGCCACGCAACATTTTCACGATTTATAATATAAATATCTGCGTCCTTTAAAAGTGCGTTACGCCTTTGGCTCGGAGTACCGAGAATTTTCGATATTCTCAAATGTCTTAAATGGTCCCACTTCTCGCACTCTCTGCTCCAAGTATCTTCCGCCACTCTCAGCGGTGCTATAACAAGCACTTTTTCGATTTCGTAACAGTTATAAATCAATTCATCAATCGCCGTAAGCGTCACGACCGTTTTACCAAGTCCCATATCAAGGAACAATCCGACGCGCGGTGTAGAGATAATTTTATCCAACGCAATCTGTTGGTACTTATGCGGTTTAAATTTCAAAACTCTCACCTCTTAACAATTTATCAACTTTGTCCTTCGTGTCAATCACATAAACGTGAAAACCGATTTTTTCAAAAAGTCGGTGTATGGCGGTTTGTAATTTTCTCGGCTTTCCGTTCGGCCGTTTAAGTTCTGCGAAGTATATCGTACCTTTCGGAATCATAACAATCCTATCCGGTACACCTGCCATACTCGGCGACACAAATTTCAGTGCCAAACCTCCCATTTGCTTAACTCGCCTTACTAAATATTTTTCAATGTCATTTTCTATCATTTTTCACCTGTTCTTTCTGCGGTAACTTTAAAACCGTTTTTCATATACTTATACGCGTATATGTGCGTTATGCGTGTATGTTTCTCTTTGTAGTACATATATGTATATAATATATAGAATTAAAGTTACCAAAGTTACCTATGTCTTAAGCCCTTGTTTTTACTGCGTTTTTTGGGTAACTTTTAAAAGTTACTTAAGTTTACCAAAGTTACCTTGAAAGTTACCTTTTCAAATAAAGGTTACCTCTAAAAGTTACCCCATATTTTAAGCTCTTTTAAACCCTTTTTGCACTCCGTAATCCTTGTTAAATTTAATAACCTTGTCGTATTTTTCCCAATCGTCAAACGATGAAATGATACTGTTAATCTCTATCGAATCCCTACGTTGAATTTGCCTAAAATCACCGTTAAAGAGTTCGCACCATATTTCAAGCGCACACACTCTGTCACGTTCGACAAGTTCGTCTTCGGGTACGCTTATAATCTCCGACCAAAAATCTCTGCGTTTTGCCAAATCCCAACAGTTCCAATCACGCGGAACACGTTTATCAAGGAAGTCACGGATAAGTCCCTCTTTAACCGACACTTCCCTATGATCTGACTGCACTTGTTTCGCAAGCTGTTCCGTTTCCTTTGACAAATAAAGCGGTTCATTCTGCGTATAACGCACTTTTGCCTCCGCCCAAATTTGATTTATTTCATCATCGGTCAAATCGGTAAACACGCTCTTTTTTATCGGCACAATCTCCGTATCAACAGGCCAAAATCTTCTGTTGCCGGTACGGTCACGAAGATAATCGCTGTTATTGCTCGTACCGAAAAATACACATCTTCGCGGGTGTTCCTGTACAATTCTGCCGTATGCCGCGCGGTATCTGTCCGACGTCTGCGACAGTATCTGCTTAACACTGCCGACTTCCGACTTATTAAGTGCCTCAAGTTCGCTTATCTCTACAATCCATTTACCCTGTATAACCTCGCACAATTCCTTACCCTCGAACGTCTTTATGCCGTCCGTAAACCACCTGTCAAAGCCGACTTTGCGAAGTATCGTACTCTTGCCTATGCCCTGTCTGCCCGACAGAATAAGCATATTATCGAATTTACTTCCCGGCTCATACGCTCTTGCGACCGCTCCGACGAACATTTTACGCGTCACTTCTCTTGTATATTCGTTATCCGCCGCACCGAGATAATCGACAAACAATGTGTCAAGTCGTTCCGTATTATCCCACGCAAGACCGTCCAAATATTCAACAATCGGATCATACGCAACACGTCTGTAAAACACCGACAACGCACGGAAAACCTTATCATTACCCATTTTAATGCCGTACACATATTCAAGATACCACTGCAATCCGTCCGTATCGGAATCCTGCCAAACACGTTTTTCAGGTGCGTCCTTATCCCAAGGCATAATGCCGTCAATCTCCGCATATCCCGTAAAATCGTTCATTTTGATTTTACCTTTTAAATGCGAATCATTCTCAATTATAAGAATAATATTATTAAGAGTTTTTTCGTAAGCGCCTGTATTTTCGTTTTTCTCCAACTTTAACGCCCACTGCATATCGTCCGTTTCTTCGTTTTCGATACCGCCGAAATCTTCTGCCGCTTTCTTTTGACGTTCCTTAAACATAAGCATTGAAACATCACTGTCACCGTCTATAAGCTTGCACATTGCCGAATATGACGGCAGTTTCGATACAGGTGTACCGTCCTTTGCGTCTGAATCCGTATCGCCGAATTTATGAATACGAACAAGGTCAA